TTACGATAAACTCTCACAGAGGGATGACTTTTATGACGAGATGTTTCTTTTTACTAAGCATACCGAATCTGCAAGGGTGCTAAAGCCAGGAATTAAATACAACGAGAAGAACAAAATGAAATATTGTGAGCTTCTTAGAAGTCTGATGAGGAGGGATAGAATCATGGTTAACGATAAAAAATGGACCATCCCCGAATTATTCACTTTTGGACTAAATAATTCTGGAACATATTCAAGTCAGAGCGGACACGATGATGTTGCTATGACTCTTGTAAATTTACCTGGATTGTTTGATGGCTATGATTTCAATCAGATAGTAGGTGAGGTATTTGATGAATTAGAGGACAATTCATACAAAGACATGATTATCAAAAAATTAGAATCTGGATTTAGAGGAGAGGAAGAAAAAGGATACTCCACTAAAGATGGTAAAAGCTATGGAGATTTCAACAATCTACTATAAGAATGATATTTATCCAACCTCCCCAATAATTCCGATTTTATTTTTGATATATAGTCTAGAAGCAAAAATATCTTTAATGTAATGGCAAATAAGGTAAAAATAGATTACTCTCAGTTTAGAGCATCCGGAGTCTACACCCTAGAATTTGATGCGTCCCAGAACGTAATCCTGACATCACAGACAATACGTCTTGTTGTAGGATTTTCCAATAAGGGACCTTTCAATACACCGGTTTATATCCCAGATGTAACTACGCTAATTTCTATTTTTGGTGACATCGATAGATCATTAGAAAATAAAGGATCTTTTTTCCAAAGATCTATATTAACATGTTTAAATGCAGGCCCAGTGTTTGCTTTAAATCTTTTAAGATTAAACGATGATACGGATTCAGCTAACCCTGATGAGGTTGATTACCAAGCATACTCACTTGACACCGAAGAGTATAATGGTGTTGTAACAAGCAGACTATATTCATCCTACTATAATAAGGAAAGATTCTGGTTTGCTGATCCTAACTATTTCTTGGCTACACTTAGTGTTTCTGACCAGGGTAAATTGTTTAGCTTAGTTAATCTAGGTAAATCACCTATGAGTATTATAGTTAGAAAATCTACGGATTCATCTAAGCCACTTAAGGGATATGACATATTCGCTATAGATTGGTATGGAGCTAACAATGTTCCTACTTTCATGCATCCATTTGACTACATGTCAGATTACTTTATTGATGTTATAGCAGTTTATGGAGATTGGACGAATTATCAGGCACTCTCTATAGATCCACAGTGGAGCACTTATTTTACCGAAAATGGATTTATTAAAAGCAGAATAGACAGCTTTTTATCTGAACCTGATGTTTCTATCGTTACATCAGTAACAGGATGTATTATACCGGATTTCGTAGATCTTAATGGTGTTAATCAATATGTACAAACTCTGATTAATAATAGCACTCCATCTACTGGGTTATTCTGTGCTATAGACGAACAAGCATTTGATGATATTTGTGCTAATGGATCTAAAATAGATCTAGTCGGAAATCACCTTATCGACGAATTAACGGGAGATAGCGATTTACCTAGTCCTAGAATTAATTTCTTAAGCTACGATCAAGTTTTAGTTGCTGACTACCTATATACACAAAACGTAGTTGGAGTAACTGGAGCAACTGGATTTGTTAGTGCTACTGGTGCTACTGTTTATACATCAGGGGCAAAAGTTGGTACCTTATATACATTAACTGGAGTAACTGGTGCAACTGCAGGGGTTGTTTATCAATCTTTCGCTAATTACGACCCTAATGCTTATGATGGCGGATTACACTATCTTCAGACTTCTGGTACAGGCGGTACCGCTGGATATTTACAAACAGCTGCTCAGAAAAATGAACTTAAGACATTCTTAACTGTAACATCATCTAACGACCAGAAGTTCATTTTAGGTGTTGTATCTGGATATACCGGAGGTTTAACTGGAGGATTGATAAATCAGTTTGCAGAGGGTGATTTAGTTAAGTTAAAAGTAACAGGAACTAAGGACGTATCTGGAGAATTAAGGATATTCTTCACCCACCCATTAGATACCGGATTCTACCGATCACAAGGTATTACTGTAACACCGACATACAACTTAACTTCTTACAATACAGGAGCATCTGGAAGTAATCAACCTTTCTATACGGATGCTTATCAATTTGGTAATTCTGATTATGTTGATATCGTTAGCACATCTACACCTAATGGTGTAACTGGACCTAGCGCACCTCTCGGAGTTTCTAACGTATTAGTTGGATATAATGCTTCTTCTCTTTACCAGGATAACAAGTATGCTGAGATTACAGATGGCGATATCATCTGGACTAACAGTAGTGGATCTAACGTTCAATATTTAGGGTTCGAACAAACTGTGGATAAGGATCAGTTCAATTATGTTAATACTAGAGCATTTACCAATGTTTCTTTAGCTGATACGACAATAACAAATATAGCTGCATTCGGTACACCTTACGCATCTAACAACGTAGGTTTACCTGTAGGAACACAGAATACTGATATAGTTTCTCAGGAAGGTGCAATAAATGAATTTGTAGATTGTTCAAGAATCGACGTAACAACATTCTTGGTAACTCAAGATTCTAACGGAAACGCCCCTTTCTCGGTTGGAGATTTGGTGGTTTCAACTGACCTTGATATATGTGAGCCTTCTACCGGAAACAGACAAAATAGATTAGCTAAAATCACTACAGTTTCTGCTACAACTACTGCTGGAACTTTCAGAGTAACTTCAGCTAGACCGGTTCTTTATTATACTTCAGGATCTGGAGTTAGAGTTCAGAAATTTAAATCGATAGCTCAGTTTACAAGATCCTTTGATTTTACATATCTGAGTGGATTCACAATGACAGACTGGCACAGACCTAATGGAAGTGATGCTAGAATATCTGAGATTCTTGATGTTATGTATAACACGAATATTGCTAAGACATTAGCAGCTAAGGATGTTATATCTTACCGATACATCATTGATACATTCTCTGGGCAGATTTTACCAAACTCTAAATACCAGCTTTCTAGATTGGCTATGTTAAGACAACAGGCTTTGGCGATTATAAACGCTCCTTCTATGGCGCAATTTAGAGCTAGTACAGATCCAAGATTTACTGATGCTCCTACTGCAGCTAATCCTTATCCGAGATTAAATACTGCTTATATAGCAGATGGCGGTAACTTATCTTTAAATCCGTCTTACACATTTAGCTTACCTTCAGAAGCTGATGGAGCTAAGTACGCAGCATTCTATTCTCCTTATATTACTGTAAGAGAAACTAATAGAAACGTTGAGGTACCACCTGCAGCATACGTTTCTAATAACTTCCTTAGAAAATTCGCTAACGGAGAACCTTATGCTATTATAGCAGGTCAGAAACGTGGAGTAATTAGCGGAGGTAATATAGTAGGTGTTGAATATGACTTTACTGAAGAGGACAGAGGAAACTTAGAACCTTTCGGAATCAATCCAATCATCAAAAGAAGAGGAATTGGAGTAGTTATCTTCGGTAACCAAACTGCTTATCAGCAAGTTAATTCAGCATTTAATCTTGTTCACGTTAGAGATCTATTGATTAGTGTAGAAAACGACGTTCAAGAGATCTTGGCTAACTACCTATTTGATTTCAACGAAGATTCAATCAGACTAGAAATCAAAACATTAGTAGACAACTACCTAGATGGTGTTAGAGCTGGTGGTGGTATTTACGCTTACCAAACAATTATGGATGCTTCTAATAATACCCCTGCAATCATAGATATGAACATGGGTATAATTGACGTCATAATAGAACCAGCAAGAGGAATCCAGAAGTTCATTAATCGAATCACGGTTACAAGAACTGGAGGAATTGCTTCTGGAGGATTCATACAATTTGTATAATTTATGATTTTTAAAGAAGGCAGATAAATATAAGTAATTATGGCAGGATTATCTCACTTTTCAAATTCGTTATCAGCAATAAATAGGTTTGAACCTGTTTATCTGAATCAATTCGAAGTTACTATTATACCACCAGCAGCAGTTGCCGGAGGTGAAATTTTACTTCAGCACGTATCCAAAGTAAGCGGTCTTTCTTTAGATAAGAACCCAGGACTTGCTACTCAGAAATTTAAGTTTGCTAAAAGAAATTACGCTGGAGCTAAGCCAGATCAGACATTCATGGATCTTAGTGTTAGTTTTTCTGTTAACTTGAACGATGATAACTCAATGTACGTTTTCAAAACTCTGAGACAGTGGTCTGATTTAATTTACAATCCACTAACAGGAGCGATGGGATTAAAGAATGACTATGTAGGAACTATAGTAGTTAACATCTTTAATAAACAAGGTGATGTTTTTAGAAGGATTACTTGTAAAGATTGCTTTCTTACAAAGCCAATCTCTCCGATGAACCTAAACTATACATCAACTGACCTATACAAGATAGATGATATGGTATGGGCGGTGGACTACTGGGAGGATTTATTCCTATAAAAAAAGAATTTAAATAAATGGCAGGACTACCACATTTTACCAATTCAAAAGCAGCTATAAGTAACTTCGAACCGGTTTATTTAAATCAGTTTGAGGTTATAATAAATCCACCTGCTGGTATAGTAGACGCCGCTACTACCTTTAACGGTGAGGGGATATTAGCTCAACAAGTTAAATCCATAACGGGTTTAGCAGTAGATATTTCTCCTGCAGCAACAATAGAGCAGAACTATAAGTTTGCTACAAGAAGATATGCAGGGGGTGAACCATCTACCACGGATATGACTCTTTCGATGGAATTTGAGGTCAATCTTAATGATCAAAATTCCATGACTGTTTATAAAATACTAAGACAGTGGTCGGATCTAATTTACAACCCTCTAACTGGAGCTATGGGGATTAAATCAGATTATGTTGGATCTATGGTTATTCAGGTATTTAACAAAAGAGGTGACGTTTTTAGAAGAATAAGAATACCTTCTTGCTTTTTAAGTGAAGCTATAAATGCAATGGAGTTAGATTATGAGACCCCAGCAATATATAACCTTACTGCTAGTTGGATCTGTGATTACTGG